ACTCAAAGATAAGGTGGGCAAACGTACCGTAGTGAGCGTAGAAGTTACTCTCCCCTGATATGTTTTCAATGTAGTTGTACGACCACATAAGAGGGCAGGTGTCGTGTGCTGTAAGTCTTGAGTTAGAAAATAATGGTTTAGTCATGGTGTTTGTTATATTACCCTGCGATTACCTATGTTATTGATTAAAAATGTTCACTAATAAGTAGTTAGCAATCCTTTAAATATTCATCACACCCCTTTTTATCTCCTTCAAAGACTACTTGGTAGTATCCTTGGTTGTCTTTATACCAAATTCGGGACTGACCAGACCAAAGAGGTACTATACGATACCGCCCTTTTGTTATCATTCCTTTTATCATCAGTGTTGGTACATTTTGTTTTTAAGGTCGAGAAGATACTCTTTTCTTTTTTGCCAGAACTCTATTCTTTTATCTGTGTAAGAAATTTGCTCAAAAACCTTATCCATTTCTGTCTTGAAGGTGCCTTGTGGTTCTCCCGATATTTCCTCCATGTCAAGGTACGGATTTTCTTTGTTAGCAGCTCTAAGAGCCTCTACAACAGCATCAATGACTCTAACCACCTCTTCCGTAACCCCCATAGTCACATACCCGTTTACCTTTTTCTTTGCGTGAAGTACAGTAGCGTGGTCTTTGTTTATGAACTTTCCAACGGTGGAGCAATTAATCCCTAGATGCACATGGCAAACGTACATGAAGGCGTGTCTTGCGGCAATAACAGCAGAGTACCTTGTCTTAGCTTTTATCTCATCCTCTTCTATCTCTGATATAAAGGAAACAGTTTTAAGCACTGTAGCCATCTTTGTTTTCATAAGACCTAATTTCATTGCTCTTAAGTCTTCTGTCTGTTCGTTTAAGTTAGTTAGATTCATAACGTTCTTTTTCTCCTTTTAATTTTGAAACAGCGCTCCTCATAGACTCATAGAGCTTCTCTGTGGTGTTGTAAAGCTTTGTGTAGGCTCTGTATGCAGCTTGAGCGGTATCTCGTCTTTTGGCAATTCCTGAGCCCGATAATTTACACACTTGCTTTGTCAATTCATCTGACATCTTCTTTTCGTGGTCGTTCTTTATTTTCGTGAAGTTCTCCGCAAATTGTTCGTCGTAATCATTTTCCGCAGCAGACCTTAGAACATCCCAGTGACCAATACGGGCTCCTATGAAGTCTAGCATTCCAACAGCCTTTGCTTGGTTCTCAAGAAGGTGGTCTATACTTCCTGATGGAAGACCTTCGTTTATGTACCAATTACAAATTTCTGTTACTCTTTCCCGAGTTTGTTGAAACTCACTCTTTTTCTTTTGTTCACTCATATCCCTATTCTTTTATAAAGTATTCGGTGTAAATATTCTCTTTCCAATGAAGAGGTATTTCAAACCTTACGCAGTCGTCGACAAAGCCTCCTACATCTTTAGGGGTGGGTATGAACACGTTAGGCTTTATCATGTAATGTTCTTCTTCGAGGTCGTGAAAATTACCTCGAATATCCTCAGAGAACAGAAGAAATAAAAGGTCAAGACTACAATGCCTACGATAAAGAGCGTGAAGGTCAAAATAAAAGTCTGCATCATTCAACCTACCGAACTCAAAAAAAGCGTCAGCAAATCTTTTCACCCTACGAGGATTATCCTCTCCGTAAACATCATCAAGATATTTACCGTAATCGTTTAATTCATCCTTAGTTGCTTTCATTTTTGTAATGCTTAATTAATCGTTTTAATGTTTCTTGCGCCTTTAGTAAGTCCTCTAATCCATTCTTGTCTTTATATCTGGTGATGTACTTTATACAATTTCCTTCAAGTAATCCAAGGTCGTTAGCTAAACAGAAGTCGTAGACATCTATCTTGCTTTTGTAGTGCTTAGGCTTTATTGGGTTCGTTTCTTTTTCCCGTAAATCTTTCATTCAGCAAACATAAACATCTTTTCAACATAACAAAAAGAAAAGTTGGGAAATAAACCTTACACGCCCAATTAAAAAATATTTTGTACTTTTGTATCTTCTTGGCGGGGGGCAACGAAAAAAAAGGATATATTTGGAGAACCATCTAGGTTACCATCTAAGCCCTCGCAGTTCGTTGTCTTCGCCGAGAACGTATGGAAAGCGGGGGCTTTTTTTTGCACCCCAAAGGTGTCAGGGCAATCGGTTAATTCCTCCCTGTTCTCCACTTATAGGTGGATTGATTTAAAGGTGAAATTTCAAACACCGAGCAACGGAGTTTTATTGTGTCTCCGTTTATGTCATTAAAATCAAAAACTACTTATCGAAAGGTTGGCAACACTTTCCTGCGATAGGGGCGTCCGAATCGTACCGAAATAAACTCATCGGGAAGAGACTCGTCTGTTGAGCTGTTTTGCTTCTTTTTCCTTTGGGGGCGGGGGCAACACTTTTCTTCAGGCAACCTCTCCAAAACCTCTAAAATCTATCAGAAAGAGTTTGAATATTCCTTGATAATCTGCCGTAAAGTTAGTATATTCGTAGCTTACGACTCACAACAAAACTTATGGCTAAAGAACAGAAAAAGAGTATCTTAGATAAATACCCTAGTGTTAAGAACAGAGAGGTAGAAAACGTTAAACGTTTTAGTTCCCAAAGTATTTCTATTGATAAAGCACTCGGTGGGGGATACCCTAGAGGTAGGGTTATAGAAGTTTACGGACCTGAAAGTTCAGGTAAGACAACTATCTGTTTACATGCCATTGCAGAACTTAACAGAAAAAAAGAACGGGTTGCTTATGTGGATACTGAACACTCGTATGAGCCAATCTATGCTGAGAGCATAGGGGTGGTTCCTGAGCTATTCCACCTTGTACAGCCAGACTCTGCTGAAGAGGCACTACAGACTATGGTTGCTATGGCAGAAAGTGGGGAGTTTAGTGCTATTGTTTTGGACTCTGTTGCTGCTCTTGTCCCCTCCGCAGAATTAAATGGGGAGGTTGGAGACTCCACTATTGGACTTGTTGCTAGACTTATGAACCAAACCCTTCGGAAGATTACAGGACCAGCATCTAAGACAGGGACTACTCTCTTTTTTATCAATCAGTTACGAGACAGGGTTGGTGTTATGTACGGAAGTCCTGAGACTACTACGGGAGGAAAGGGGTTGAAATTTTATGCTTCTATTCGTCTTGATGTTCGTAGGCAAATAGACAAAGACAAACCAACAGACAACGTAAGGGTAAAGGTAGTAAAGAACAAGGTTGCTCCTCCTTTTGAGTTGGCAGAGTTTAAGGTTCGTTATGGCGTTGGCATTGATAGGGTTAACGAAATACTTAACGAGTGTGTACTTTCTGGGGTAATTCAAAAAAATGGAAGTTGGTTTTCTTATGGGGAGACTAAGTTAGGTCAGGGAGAAGAATCTGTTTCAGAGTTACTTCGAGATAACCATGAGTTATTTGAGGAACTGAAAGCTAACCTTACATCAGATTAGGTATCAGTACCTTATCTTTGTGGGTAAGTTTAAGTTTCAATTACTATGAATATTCCAAGGGATTCTTACATCCAAAGTGTAATTTACACAACCCACGACAACGACTTCAAGTGGAGGCTCGGGCAAGAGGTCGGTAAACTCATCATAACAGAGATTAAGATTGACGAAGCAAGGGCATACCACGATGGTATCTACCGAGTTATTGTTATGGCTAGTTTTGATGGCGGGGCTGAGTATCAATGGAAAGATTACCCTTATGGACAAAATACAGCACTAGAATGGGCAGTTGGAGAATAAGGTTAGCCGATTGGCTTCTTAAAGGGATGTACACAGAGGTTAAAGATAATGCCGTTAATCTTTGGGTAGAGAACGCTGAGTTGAAGTACAACCTTTCCAAAGAAAAAGACAAGACCAAAGACCTAAAAAGAAAAAACAAAAAGCTCGCCGAAAAGGGTTACGGACCAAATGGCGGAAAGAAAAAGAAAACCCTAGAGTCTTCGCACAAAGAAGCAAGGAAAAGAAGAGGAAAGTAATTATGAAAGGAATCGGAAGATATGTAATAAAATTACCTCAAGACTTTGACCTTAAGAACTACGAGGATAAGGTGGGTGAGAACACCATCTATAAAGCCGCTCAGTTCGGGGCGGATACAGAACATCTTATTCAGCACACAGAGCTTGCTGCCGTTCCAGACTCAGAGAAGTTTCTTAAACCAAGTGATGTAGTGTATATGACTCACGGGTTCTTTGATAGGTTGTATCAGTTTAAGACAAAAGAAAACTTTTTTGCTTCTATTGTAGAGGATGAATGGAACGGGGATAATCGTAAAGATATAGATAGTAGAGTTATGTTTCCGTTGGCTCTTTTCGTTCTTCGCGGAAAAAAAACAAAGGCACTTTACGAAAACAACATTTGTGATATAGTGTACAGGGACGGAGACCCTCTTTCTCCTAACAGAAAACCTTTTGCACAAAGGGCAAAGGTGACAGACTCCCGCACACACAAAAAGAAAACGACTATTCTGTTTCTTAAAGACTCAGACTATCACATCAATCTTGGGGTGGTTGAACTTCTTTGTATTCCTGAGCGATGGGTATTTGGAACCTTTGAAGATGGTAAGGTAAATCTAAAGGAAGGATGGAACTCTGTCCGTGCTATCGACGGAGAGGAATGGAAAAAACACAGGTCTGGATACTTCGTTCAAGCTAAAGACTTGCAAGATAAGGGTATCGGGGAGGTTGTGGATGGAGAGTTTGCAGGAAAAACAGTGCTATTCAAAAAGAAGTACAAGCTAGAAGAAACAGACAACGAAGAATTATTCGTTTGTAAGGACACTCAAATTTATTGCACATTAGATAAGTATGAAGGAGTATGAAAAAAAGTCCAAGGAAGAACTCCTTGAGATTCTGTACAAGCTAGGCGCATCTTCAACAAAGGTAAAGGCGTTCGAGTCTTACAAAAGACAGATAGATAAAATGATTGACCTATTGGAAGACCTAGATATAGCAACGGCAGATAGTCTTTCGGATAGTTCAGAGAAAACTTGGGACAGGGGAAGAGTCTTGTTTGAGAAACTACCATCTTACATCAAAGACCTAGACGAGATGGAGGCTTCTATAACAGAGGTAAGGTCTAAGTATTCCAAGCAAGCCGTAGAGGGAACAGCAGAATCCTTCTTTAAGAAGTACGGCGAAAAAAAGTAACAACATTGAATGGCCTCATCTTCAGGACGCATAACACTTTCGAGTCTTTATAAAAAGGCTTACGATAACTTTGAAGAAGAAAGAGAGCTTCGGGATATAAATATAAAGCTTCCTGAGAAACCCCCTATAAAAGAAATCTCTAATTACCTAGAGCCATCCGACAAGAAAAGAAAGTTTCCTTACGTAAATCTACCCGACGAACCCTCCGATGAAATAATGGAAAGGGAGTGGAAACGCCGTCGAGAAGGGTTGTGGTTCTTCAATGGAAAAAAGGATAACATTCAATTAGAGTACGTTACTGGGTATCACTATATGTTGCTTCAGTATTTTCCTGTTCTTCTTCCAAGCGGAAACATGGGTAACGCTTTTTTTGTAGATGCACACAGGGATGCGTACTACGTCTGGCAAGAGGTGGAGAGGTCTAGGACGGTAGCGGGATTAATGCTGTTCTCAGGTCGGCGATTTTCAAAGACCACAATGGCAACGAACATAGGGTATTGGAAGACGACGGATGGAAAGAACAGAAAGTTCGGTATTCAGTCTATGACGTTTGAAGATGCTAAGAAGACTGTCTTTCAAGATATACTCATAGCCTCTTGGAAGGAGATGCACCACATTTGGAAACCCGCAGATACAGGTAACGCAAACCCAACAGAAAGCTTAGTCTTTCAAGCACCGCGTAAGGTAACAAATAACAATAAGATAAGTGCTTACTACTTAGGTGGTACTATCGAAACATTCACGGCAAAGACAAACGCTATGGATGGTAAAGCCTTCACCTATGTCTACCACGATGAGATTGGAAAGGCAGAGACGGGCGTAGACCCTGAAGAAAGGTACAACGTTGTAAAGCCTACTATGTTTGTTGGACCTCAAAGACGGGGTACTTGTATGCTCACTACTACGGTGGATGATATGGATAAGGGCGCAGCACAAGGAACTAAAAGACTTTGGGATGGCTCAGACCCTAAGAAAATCTCGGAAAAAACAGGGACTACACAAACTGGACTTATAAGATACTTCAACCCAGCAGACTACGGATACATTGGTTCACACCCAATAACAGATGTACCTTTTGTAGATGAGTACGGTTATTCTAACAGAGAGGCGGCGCGAGAGTTTATCGAAGACCAACGCTCAGAGCTTTCAGGAGTACAACTTATTTCTTTTAAGCGTAAGTATCCCCTTAACGAAAAAGAGATATTCCTTAGTGATGCGGAGGCTAGTTCTTTCGATACTGCAAGTATTGTGGAGCAAATGGATTACAATGAGGGTGGTGCTAAAGACATCATTCGTAGAGTTACTTTCTTCCGTGATGCGGGTAGTGGTGGTACTGGCGCTGTTCGGTGGAGGGAGGATGAGAACGGCCCTTGGTTTATCCGCGATTTTCCCGCCCCAGAAGACCAAAACAAGAACAGACCTATGCAAGAGGATAGGACTCAATTAGAGCCTACTAGAGGGTACTTTAAGATGGGTGTTGACCCTTTCGGTTCATCTGAGGTTCGAGACAAGCGTAGGGCTTCCAAGGGTGCAGGGTTAATACTTGACATCAACCACAGATGGGTGGCTATGTACCACGCTAGACCCCCGAAGATTGAAATATTTGCAGCACAGATAATCTTAGCCGCTCAATTTTATAGTTGTGAGTGTTTGGTGGAGGATAACAAAGACTTCCTTGTGGGTGAGTTTCGTCGCCGCGGGTTTCTAGGGTATCTAATGTATAACCCATTAGAAAGGGATAAAAAGAAAAAGTTTAAGAAAAGGGGTATTGCCACTACTTTAGATAAGAAGCCTGAGATGGTTCAGGTGCTTGCAAGTGAAATTTACGACCACATAGGCTACAATGAGGAAACAGAAGAGTACGGAGATTGTGCGTTTCAAGCCCTTCTTCAGGAGTGGCTAGACTTCGAGGCTGCTAATTGGACTCCTTATGACCTTACTGTTGCTGCTATGCTTGCTGTCGCTGCTTGGAAAGACCAACGGATAGACCCGCTATCGGAGGTTCAAAGCATCGGGCTTGGGAAAATAAGAAAATTTTCTACAAAAGGTAACGGAGTTACGAGAAGAATTAAGTAAGTTTGTTTTATGAATGATGTATTAGCTAAACAAAAGTTAGAAGACCAGATTATAACTGTTTCTCTTCTGTGCGCTCACTTCGAGGCGTGTGATAACATATTGCTAAACAGCAATTCCTTGTTTACATTCAAGGCTAAGTCGCACGTTAACTTAATCCGCAAGAAGGTAAAGCACCTCATCAAAGACATTGAGAAAAGGCTGTCAGAAGAGCAAGTGGAAGAGTTAGATATGCTTTGTGATTACTACGAGCAAGTTCTAAACCAAGCAGATAAAATGTTAGCTACTCAGATACACGAACTTCAAAATGCTAATAAGCCAAAGGATTAAAAGTTTGCGACAAGGAAAGGAAGATTGGTTAAGGTTCAAAGAAACCATCAACGAATCAGACCTTTCTAAGATAAGCCTTAGATGGTTGAAGTCTACGGCAGACTCTTACGCTGACCACGGCACAAAAGAAGAAAGATTAGGAGGGCTTATAATCAGTATGTTCTCAACTTGTTTTAAGATAGCAGACTCAGGTAACGGAGGAGAACTTTACGATGGGGTTATGAACCTTTCTTCTCACGATGATACAATGGGTAATCTGTTGTACAGGGTTCGCCGCGAACTACCAAAGAATCTCCACGACTTATGGGATGAAGTACTAACACGAACAGAAGAACAAAGTCCAACAATACAAAAGAAACTAAAACACACCCCTTGTTTAATGGATGAAACATTCTACGGAAAATGAATACAATAAGTAAAGATTACAAGAAACTTCTTACAGAACATCACAAAGAAAAAGAAGGTTGGGGAACTAGCGGTGTGGTTCACTTAAAAAAGGTGTTGGACTTAATTCACTCCACAAGTTCTAAGTCTGTTCTTGATTATGGTTGCGGTAAGGGAACTTTGGGTGATAGGGTAAAAGATAAGTTAACAGAAATTGATTGGCTTGACTACGACCCAGCGATAAAGGGGAAAAAGAAAAAAAGGAAAAGCGACTTAGTGGTTTGCACTGATGTCATGGAACACGTAGAGGAAGAGTTTGTTGATGCTGTTCTTTCAGATATTAGCGAGTTGTCTAACGTTGCTTATGTTCATATTGCTTGTGGCGCAGCAGGAGAAATACTTGCGGATGGAAGAAATGCCCACATAACACAGCGTTCAATAGAGTGGTGGCAAGATAAGATAGAGCATAACATGGAGGGGGTTAAAAAGTACTTTCCAGAAAAACACAGACCTCGCGGAGGAATGAGTGGTAGAAGAAGTGGCGGAGATATTGCTTTAACCGCAATCGTAACTAAGTGAACCCAAACGATAAAGTATTTTGGAAGAAGTTGATAGCCCTTCGGCAGCGTAACATAAGCTACCGAGAACTTATTGATTACGTCAGTAAGAAAGGTATAAAGCACTTATCCTTTCGTGAGCTTATCAGTTTGAATGATTCGATAGCTGATAACGACCCAGACTTAGCAACTCGAGCAGTAGCTCAGGTTATAACTACTTTATTCAATAAGATTAGGCTTTGCGATACTTTAATGAAAGCGGAGAATTTCCCGCAAAAAGAAGTGATTCTAAAGATAGGAGTCCAACAGCTCTACGGAAAAGCAGAAACCTACGGACTAAGATTCGGAAACACCTTCACCAACCAAACTTGGAGAATACATAAGTTAGTAGATGAATTGGAAAACGACCTAGTTACAATAATATGGAAGGATGTACTAAGTAGATTAGAGTCCTTAAGCCCATTTATGAAGCTGTGGGAGGAGATAAGGAACCACGACCCTGAGATGTCCAACGGAAGTATTTGGAGGACTACACAGCCTTATAACGGACGGATGATAAACTTTAAAAGGTAGTGCAAAGACCCCCAAGGTATAAACAAGTGCAGATGCCATCCAACCCAGATATAAAAACTAGGGTGGAAGTGATGTCTAAGAACTTGCGGCGGGGCTTCCAAGACTTCAAGGAGTTTCAACAATTAGTAGAGGTGGTTGAACTTAAAGAACTATCCCTTAGGTGGTTAATAAGTATTAGCGATTCTTATCTAACGCACGGAACAGAAAAAGAACGTGCTATATCGGGAATTATCTCTACATTTGCAACCATAGGAGCAAGAACCCTAGACACAGTGACTCTAAACCAACCACTAGAAAACCTACAAGAAAACCACCAAAATCTCTACGATGGGATGATAAGCGTGAACCTTAATTCTTGCGATACCTACCAAAATTACTTTGAAAGAATAGATTCGGTTATTAGGCTAGAACCTTTTCTTTACAAACTTTGGCGGGAGATAAAAGGGCGCATACAGCGCAACAGCAAAGTATTTAAAAAGCTAGACGAACTACACGAAAGAGGAATCTACAAACTTCCTATTTACAGTCAATGGAAAGGTAAGCACTATGAGCAACTATAACTTTTTGTATTGGGATGAAACGAACTCCACTGAAGAGAAAGACAAGGTTGAAATGCCAAAGCAATCTGAAGAGGACAGGGTTAAAAAAGGTATCCCAAGCAAGGGCAAAAAGGGAACGGGCGAAACACAAGACTTATGAAGAAATCGACAAGAAGTGGGATGGAAAATGCAAGGGGTGTGGTGAGTCTTCATGGACGGCAGGTCCAATACATCACTCTCACCTCATTCCCGAGAGTGTTCGAGCAGACCTTGCGGCAAATGAAGAGAATCTCACCTTTCATTGTATCCCGTGCCATTTAAAATGGGAGGTAAATTCTCCAAAGGCGTCAGAGATGTTAGACTACCGAGAGAACCTTGGACGTCTTAGAGAATTAGATTGGGATTATTATTTAAAATTTAAAGAAAAGCATAACAGGAATGAGTAGAGAAGTGGATAAGAACGCAAAGGAAACAATGCTTATTGGTGTTAACATGGTGGCTGACCCAGTTGCATCAACTCTAGGCGCACAAGGTAAGCTAGTAACTATCAGCACTAAAGACCAAACCGTTCCTGACGGACAAGGTGGGTACAAGATAGTCAGAGGAAAGGCTATAACAACCAAAGATGGTGTTACGGTAGCTAAGGCAGTAACAAGCGACGAGCCTAGAACAGAGGCGGGGATACGCATGATTAAGGAGGTCGCAGAGAAGACTGTTGAAGAGGTAGGAGACGGGACGAGCGGTAGTACCATCCTAGCAAGGTACATGATGAACGAAGGTGTTAAAGCTATTAACGAAGGTGTAAATCACGTAGACTATTGTAACGGAATACAACAGGCTGTAATAGCAGTAACAGAAAAAGTAAAAGAACTTGCTAAACCTGTAGACTCCCAAGAACTTGCCACTAAGATTGCTACTATTTCCGCAAATAATGATGCAGAGTTAGGGGGTCTCATTGGAGAGGTGTTCGGTCAAATAGGTCTAAACGGCGCAGTTAGCATCGAGGAAGGAACAGAGTTTGAAACTACGTTCGACGTAGTAAAGGGTATGGCTATCTCTAGCGGGTACATAACTCACCACTTTATAAATACTTACAAAGGAGAGTGCGTTCTTGAGAATCCTATCATCGTGCTATTCTCGGGAGAGGTAAACACGGTAAACGAAATTACCAACGTCTTAGGTAAGGCTATGCAAGCCAAAAGACCTCTTCTTTTAATCGCAGACATTCAAAACGAAGCACTAGAAACAGTTATCGTGAACAGGGAGCGCGGAGCGTTAGATGTTTGTATTGTTAAGCCACCATCAATGGGAAGCACAAGAGATGACCTCATGCGAGACATTTCTGCTGTTACTGGGGTAGAGTACATTACCAAAGCCCAAGGTCGTAAGTTCAGCGAGATTGAGCCAAACCTAAGCGGGGGTGCTTCTAAAGTTATCGTGTCTAAGAACGATACTAAGATTGTAGGTGGTTTCGGAACAGAGGAACAAATCGCACAAAGAAAAGAGGAACTGGAAGAAAACCTTAAGCAAGCAAAGAATAAGAAGTGGTTGAAAAGCCGTATCTCAATGCTTGAGGGTGGTGTGGCTAGAATCATCGTAGGGGGAAAAACAACCTCAGACATGAAAGAAAGATACGACAGGGTAGAAGATGCTGTGTTGGCTACTCAGTCTGCGGCTGAAGAAGGATATGTAGCAGGAGGAGGAAGTACGTTCAGACATATTGCCCTAAACGAGAAGAAAGCGTTTAACGCAAGTGGCTATAACCCCGACTTCATTAAAGGGTATAACTTAGTACTAGAGGCTTGCATTGAACCTGAGAACACTATTCTTAAGAACGCAGGGCAGGTGCATGAGGAAACCTTTTTAGATAGGTTATTCCCGCCGAAGCAAACGGAACAGCAAGAATACGGGTATGGTTTTGATGCAAAGGAATACGAAACAAAAGTAGACTTAATTGCGCGAGGAATCATAGACCCTGCAAAAGTATTAGACAGATGCTTAAGAAACGCATCTACAAATGCAATTACACTGCTCAAGACAGATTTCTTGATATTTGACAAGTAAGTTTTAATTATGGCTCAGTGGTCTAAGTACGATTCCCAAATAGGAAAAGCGTTAAACAAAAACCCAGACATTAATAATCAGAAGTTGGCTGAGAAGTTGTTGGGCTTGAAAAGAAAAAGTAACGGAGATTCAGTAGACTTGCTGAGAACATACATCGCTAGGCACAGAAAAAAGTTAAAACGTAAACAATCCCCAGCTAAGGTTCTTATTTTTGACCTTGAGACAGCGCCAAACAAAGGTTACTTTTGGGGGCTTTGGGAGCAGAACATTCAGACAAGTTTTGTAATTGAAAATTGGTTTCTTCTTTCTTGGAGTGCTAAGTGGTTGTTTGAAGATGAGATATTCAGTTCTAGGCTTACGGTTAAAGAACTTCGGGAAGGAAACGATAAAAGAATTATTCAAACCCTTTGGGGTATGCTCGAAGAGGCAGATGTGGTAATCGCGCATAACCTGAATAAGTTCGATAAAAAAAGAGCGCAAACAAGGTTTATGATGAACGGACTTCAACCGCCATCCTCTTACCTTCAAATAGATACATTACAACACGCTAGAAAATCATTTTCGTTCCCGTCTAACAGGCTAGATGCTCTCGGGGAATACCTCGGGGTTGGAAGGAAGATGGATACACCTAAAGGTCTTTGGATGGATATTATGCAATGCACTGAAGTAAAGCATTACAAGTCCAAGAAGGCAGCAAAGAAAGCTGATGAGTCTTTAGATATAATGGTTGCCTATTGTAATCAAGACGTTCTTCTTTTAGAAGATGTTTATATGGAAATCAGGGGATATGTGAAACCCCATCCAAATATCGGTCTGTTCTCGCACGAAGAAGGTATGATATGCCCTACTTGTGGTAGCACCGACTTAAAGCTAGTTGGAGAGTACCATACAACAGCCAATTCTTACGATGAGTACAGATGTGAGTATGGTCATACATCTAGGGCTAGAAAAGCAAACACATCCATTAAGAACAACAAAGGGATAATGTCAAGTATCCCAAGGTAGTCAACATTACATCATAACACCTTAGTTCTACGTATTTTTGCACAAATCGTGTATTAATGCCCAAAGGTAAAAACGACAATTCAAAAAAGAAGTTAGGAGCTTTTCCAAATCCATTAGCTAAACCATCAGAAAAAGCCAAAGAAGACTACGGTAAGGCGATGGCTTCTGCCATGTGGTCAAGAGCTAGAAGTGATGGGTGGAGTTCTTATGCTTCCACGCGCAAAAGAATCGTGGAGGCTCGGGAGTGGGTTCGCGGGACTCAAAGCATATCTAACCTTAAAGACCTTGTTAATACAGGCGGCGGTACATCATACGCTCCTTTTAACTTCAACGTTTCCAACCCAATACCAAACCTTTCCAAATCTTTCATCAACAGCGTAACTGGTCGTAACTATGATGTGGTGGCTGAAAGCCTTGACAAAACATCTAAGGGTAAGCTTGACGAGGAGATGAACAAAAAGAAGTTCAAGGTCGCTGCAAAGAAATACAAGAAAGAACTACAGGACCTCGGGATTGATGCTGTCAACCCAATGGAGGAAGACTCTATCCCAGATACCTTTGAAGATGTAGAATTAGACTTTGAGTTAAACTACAAGACAGAGTTTGAGGAGTTTGTAGAGACGGGTATCAACTTCGTGTTTAACAACAACAACATTGAAGAGAAGAAAAGCAACATCGCAGAAGACGCTATTACCATTGGTAGGCTAGGCTTAAGAGTCGGCTTTGACCATAACCGAGACCCATTCTTACGTTGGGTGGATTGGAAGAACGTCATCCATAGTAACTGCAAGAATAAAGACTTTAGCGATTGGTCTTACTTCGGCGAGGTGATAGAGATGTCTATAGCAGAGCTTCAGATGTCATCAGCTAACAAGTTCACAGACAAAGAGATATTTGATATTGCAAAAAGATACGCAGGACCAGATTACGGAAACAGAATTTGGGGGTATGGCGCGTACTACGGGCAACAAGGCGGTTTTGGGTTTGACGATGTTCAAGACTTTAAGATTCCTGTTATGGACTTTATGTTCAAGACAGTAGACGACCAAAGGTATCTTATAAAAAAGAATAACAAAGGTGGAATTTTCCGCCCGAGAAAAGTAGATGACAATTACGAGTTACCACCCAACACAACTAAGAAGCAACTTAAGAGTGTAGGCTTAGAGGTAATCTACCAAGGGTATTGGATTGTTGACTCAGAGCATATCTTCAACTATGGTTTGATGGAGAATATGGTTCGCCCGAGAAAAGACGGAATCTATAGCACTAAAGTAGTATGTCCTTACGTTGCTTACGCGGTGGATATGCTAGACTCTAAGGTGAAGTCTAAAGTAGAACAAATGATTCCCCTAGCGGAGTTTATGATGCTTATAGACCTAAAGCTACAACAGATGGTAGGACTCACGCGCCCCACAGGGGTTGCTGTTGATGTTTGGTCTATGGCTAACCTTAAATCTGTCTCAGGAGCTGCGGGAGAAGAAATGGACTTAGGAGATGCCTTGGAGATGTACAACCAACTCGGTACGTACTTCTACGCATCCCAAAGAGAGCATGGTGGGTTTGTGAACCAAAAGCCAATCGAACAGCTAGACAACGGACTTCCAGCATCTACTATGATGATGATTGAGATGTACCGAAACGCTCAAGAAAGACTTTATCAAATAAGCGGTTTTAACCCTACGGTTGACGGAACCTCTATGGATAAGAACGCTCTTGTTGGTGTAGAGAAGATGCGTGTTGATATGCACAACAATGCCATCCGTCACCTTACCGATGCTTACACAAACGTAATTTCTCGTGCCGCTCAAGTTACTGGGTTGTTCATTCAGGATGCCCTTGAGTTTCATAAGAAGTCAGAGGGTTACGACATGGCTATTGGGTTTGAAAGGGCTTTCTCTTTGAAAGAGATGGCGGGGTACAACTACGCTGAACTTGGTATTACCATTAAGTACAAGCCTAATGACGATGAGAAGGCTTACTTCGAGCGAAACTTAGAACGGGCGATTCAGGGTAGTCAAATAGATATTAGTATTGCAACTCGCGCACGAAGAGTAGCAGACACGTCTATTAAAGCTGCAGAGAAATACTTAGAAAGAGCAGTAGAGAAGTACGCACAACAACAGCAACAATTCGCAATCGAAAGAGGTCAAGCTAACGCACAAGCACAAGCACAAGCTGCGGCAATCGCAGAGGAAGAAAGGCGTAAGACACTTCAACTAGAATATCAGCTAAAGGCTCAGAATGTTCAACTAGAGTATCAGTTGAAACAAGGAGAGTCACAACTTGACCACATTGAGGATATGGCTAAGATTGAACTCAAGGCTGAAAAAGATTCTGAGTTGATTGAGACAGCTGCTGATATGGATAATAAGTCAGATGACGGAAGACCTAATAAACCTACAGACAGGGCGCAGGTAAAAGGTCGTGACGTAATGCCTAGAGTAATACCTCAACCATCAGATAACGCTATTGTAAGGGCGAAAACCTAAGATATTTACCCTCGTTATTAAAGTTCTAAACGTGAGCAATGAGTAAGAAACTCGGTAAGGCTCATCTTATATAAATATGCTATTCTAAAAAGAAGGTAAACTGAGGGAGGTTGCTTCCCTGTTTCTACTGAGGCTAACGTCTGCCTTGTGATTCCTAGTAGGTCAGCCATTTCTAGCTGTGTTAGCTCTCGTGATTTCCTGAGATTACGCATCCCGTTTTTAAGTCGTTTAGTTGTTTGATTCCAAGAGGTTTGAAAGTGTTTAGATTCTTCGTCTATAAAGTCCATGTAGGGAATAGGTTTACATTCAGTACGATAAGCAATGCGTATTTTTGCAAAACTAATAAATTTTAGTCACATAAGTCAATTTTAATTCAATTACTATGGAAGAAGGTCAAATAGGTTTAGAAGATATTGGTAAAGCCGTAGCTGAAAAAAGCGGGGCTATTTCCGAAGAAACAACGGAAGCTAAATCAGAACCTACAGAAGC